CATTGGTTTTAAGTTAGATGAATTAAAAGTATTAGTAATTAAAAATTCCAAAGATATAGAAGAATTAAAAGCCCAAGTAAATATGGGTAAAGGTGGTATAAGAGCCATATTTGCAATAGCATCTATGCTAGCAATCATACTAGGATTATTCAAATTTTTTAAATTAGACATATGATACATTTATTAGGATTATTTAAAAACCCCATAACTCAATATTTAGGAAAAAAAGTTATAGGCCATTTTCAACATAAAGCAAAAGTTCTTGAAAATACACGTAGCCTTGAAATAGAAGCTAGTAAAACAGTTCAAGTACAACAAATTAAATCATCAGAAAAAAGTTGGAAAGATGAATATTTAACCGTAATATTTACTTTAATTTTAGTTGCCCACTTTGTGCCACAATTGATGCCATTTATGGATGCAGGTTGGGAGTTGCTTAAAAAAGCACCTCAAGAATTCTGGTGGATTATTTTAACTATTGTATCTGGAAGTTTTGGTATGAATATTATGGGTAAATTTAAAAAATAATTTATGAGGACTAACATGAACTATTATTTTACAGGAATACTTATTGTACTTTTTTGTTTATTAGCATTATTTGTTAAACCAGCTTATGCTGGCTCTACTCAAACAAATACTTCTGGCTCAAATACTGCTATAGAAGGTGGATATACAGGCGGTGCAACCACTTATGAAAGTGGAAGTACATCAACTACAACAAGCACTAACAGTTCTACATCTAACATTAGATCAGCACCACCTACTGCTGCTGCACCATCATTTTCTGCTCAATCGCAAGACGTTTGTGCGACAGGTGCTAGTGCGGGAGTGCAAACATTTGGACTTGGAATATCTGGTGGAAAAACATTTAGAGATATGAATTGTGAAAGAATTAAATTAGCTAAAGTATTATATGATTTTGGTATGAAAGTAGGAAGTGTTGCATTGCTTTGTCAAGATGAAAGAGTATTTGAAGCTATGATTAATGCTGGAACTCCATGCCCTGTAGATGGAAAAATAGGTAAAGATGCATTAGCTATATGGAATAAATATGACCATGAAAGACCAGATTATGAAACTTATGTAAAAAGAATTAAAAAAAGAGAAAAAATAGACAACAAATTAAACAAACAAGAATCTAAAACATTAGAATTACATACTAAATGACCAGAAAAACTAACACAGCATTAATTGCTTTGCTTGGTACAATACTTATGGCATTAAGCACTTGGGTACTTGTTACTTTAATAGAACTTCAGACAATTGTGGCCATGATGCAACAAGAATTAATGTCACTTGACAAGGTTTTTGGTCGGATATATGCTCACATGGATCGTCTTGCTCAATGAAACATTTAATATTATTTATATATCATTATTCAACTAAACTTACCAGTTGGTCATGGCAAAAATTATACGGAAATAGAAAAACAGGTTTAGGTTACAAAAAATGAAATGGGTAATGTTTATGTACTTTTGTAGCCATATAGAAGGCAATGCTTGCAAACCTATTGAACCAGAAATTACTCATTTTGCTACATATCGTGATTGTGCTGTACAAGGTTATGATTATTCCGCAGATTTAATAAAAAATTTTAAACCTCAATTTGTAAATGAATATCAAGTTTATACTTTGTTTACTTGTAAAGAAATGGCTGAAACATGAGATGGTGGGGTTATTTATTATTTTTTGGATTTATATGGTTAATGTTATCATGGTTTTCAAATTCAGTAGGATTAGCTGATGATAACGACACAGCTTTTACAACAAACATATTACCAAATGCTGGAACAACTACATCACATTTATCTAATTCAAATTTAGATGGAGTACAATCTGGTAGTACAGGTGCTTTAACTAACAATTCAACACACAATGGTTTTACAATAACTTGCGAAACAGAAGTAAATAATGCTTGTGGTAGAGCCTTTAATGGTGAATTAGAAGCATCACACGATATGACAGTTTCAGCTACAGGTAGTTTAGTTGGTATTACAGGAACAAGTACGCCAGATAATGTTAGTCATACATCAACACAACAAAAACTTAATGGTGGAATAAATTTAAGCAGTTCTATTGCAGTACAAAGTTGTGAGCATAATTCATCTCAATATACTTGTGGTAATTCTGTAGGTGCAGTTGATAGTTATACTCTTACAATGAAAGTTTTAGATGCAGATAATAATGTTTTAGCAACATCTACACAAAGAAGAATTACTGATAGTGGTTATAGTAACAATGAAAGAAAATGGGATGATAGTTTACATTATAACGGAGTACACGCTAATAAATATGAATGGTCTTGGACAGGAGAAGATGGATCACAAAGTACAACAACGTCATTACTTGGCCCAAATTTATTAGGTGCAGAAATGGCTTTAGATTTTCCAACTGAAAACTACGAACCTTTATCAGTACAAGAAATAAAAGATATGAATGAAGGATTAGGTACAGCCAATTTAAATGAATCTGAAATATGGAATGTTATATCTGGGTTAGAAGAAAGCATTGGAGAAAGATTACATTTAGAAACTAATGGTGCTGTTGTTAGTGTAGAGATAACAGAAAATTTTGAGATAGCAGTTAAGACATCTAAAGAAGCTACTGTTAAAGAGGTAGTTCAAGTTCAAGAGGTGGTTCAAGAAATGAATAAAACTAAAACTGTTGAAACTATGAAAAAAGAAGTAATAGAAGAAGTTATTAAAGAAGCAAAAGAAAAGGAAAATACAAACTTTACAAAAGTTAATTCTCAAATTTCTCAAAAGAAAAATACAGCAAAAACAAAAAAAGAAATTAAAACAAAAGAACCTAAAGAAAGTGTAAAACCTAAATTAAAAGTCATAATGGCTAAAATAGATGTAAAGGTTAAAAATCCAGTAAAAAATTTAGAACTTAAAAACATTGTTAAATTAGATGCTATGCAAGAAAATCAAGCATCATTATTAATGTATAACAACGCTATATTTTATAAGTCTAAAGATATATATTTAGAGCAATTAAATATATTTGATAACCGTGACATATATGTCACAGTTAATTTGACTAAATATATTGATAATGATATTATGCAAATCAAAATTAAAAAACTTAATGATATTCAGTACAAAAAAAGAATGTTATTATTAGAAATACAAGAATTAAAAAATGGATAAATTAAAAGCAAACATTGGTGTTATAATGGTTATACTAGGATTGATAGGTTCAACTGGTACGTTTTATAGTAAATTTGCAAAGATGGAATTAATTGTTAATCAATTAGAAGAAGCATCTAAATCAATAGATATTGCATCTGTAAAATTAGTAGAATCAAATAGAAATGCAATAGAAACTAACGGATTTTCTATTGTAGATAATACTCAAACTATTGCAGAAATAAAAGCTAATGCAGATAAAGAAATATCAATACTACAAAAAGAAATTCAGATTTTAAAATTAAATATATCTGAAATTAAAGAAGCAAACAAAAACCCCCTTAATTAATGCAAGAATATACGGAAGTAAAAGATCGTATTAAAGAACATGAGGGTTTTCGTAATACTATTTATTCTGATAGTCTTGGTTTTGCCACAATTGGATATGGCCATTTAGTATTAGAAAACGATCCTTACGTAGAAGGTAAAGAGTATTCAAAACAAGAACTAGATATACAATTTGATAAAGATTTTGCTAATGCAGTAGTAGGTGCTGAAAGAATATTAGGAAATCACGATATGAATTTTAAAGCTAAATGTGTTATAATTGAGATGGTATTTCAATTAGGTATGACAGGTGTATCTAAATTTGTTAATTGTTTAAAAGCTATTAAAGAAGAAGATTGGGATACAGCAGCAGATGAAATGCTAGATAGCAGATGGGCTAAACAAACTCCAGAACGTGCCAACGAATTATCCTCTATAATCAGAAGTTGCAAATTATAATAATTAAACTATAAGTTTAGTTAATGTTAATCATTAAAGATATAATTATTAATTATGGTAAAAATGAACCAGTTGATATTTTAAATGACGTACATATAGAAAATGGTTTAATCAAAATAATTGATCCTAAAGAACAATTAAAAAATCTTGAAGAAACAATTGACGGATCACCAAAGGAGTTGTATGAACAAGCGAATATTAATAATTAGTGATTTACATATACCTTACCACCATGAAGACAGTTTTGCATTTTTACGAGAAATTAAAAAACAATATAAGCCAGACTTCGTGGTTAATATTGGCGATCTACTTGACTTCCACGCTATTTCTATGCACGATCACAATCCAGACTTACCTTCTGCTGGTGACGAATTAAATATTTCTAAAGAATACATTAAAGAATTAGAATCAATCTATCCAGAAATGATAGAAGTAGATAGTAACCATAGTAGTCTTGTTTATAGACGAGCATTAAAATATGGAATGAGTACACAATTTTTAAAAGACTATGGTGATTTTCTTGGTACTAAAAAATGGAAATGGATAGACGATCTTACTCTTACAATGAGTAATGGTCAAAGATGTTTTTTTACTCATGGAAGAAGTGCAGATGTATTAAAAACAAGCCAAACAATGGGAATGAGTTGTGTTCAAGGACATTTCCATACTAAATTTGTAATATCTTATTGGGCTAATCCAGACAATCTATTCTTTGGTATGAATGTAGGATGTTTAGTAAATCAAAAATCAATGGCATTTGCTTATGCTAGAAATTTTAGAACTAGATTTATAAATGGTTGTGGTATTGTTATTGATGGTATTCCTAAACTACTTCCAATGGTATTAAATAACAAAGGTAAATGGATTAAAAAATTAGTTTAATCTTTAGGATTATCTGATCGTACTTTATCGCAATGATCTTTAAATGTTGTAGTACCATTCTTTTGATCCTTATAGATCATTTCCATTTGCTGTTGCCAAGACAAGTATTGAGTTTGTCTAGTAGCATCTATACCAGCATTTGTTTCAGCAGCATTAGCAGCTGTTTCGTATGATGCTAATTGATCAGCAGTTGGTTTAGTTAATCCACTTACATTCCAAGTGTGAATATAATCTCCATCTCCATCATTTTGTAATCTAATGTTTTCTTCTTCAGATTCCCAAGTTTTAGAGTTAGCCTCTAAATAAAGTTTTGTTTTTGTAAAAAGTGATGCCATAATTTTCCTATAATAATTTAAATCCCATAAATACTGTTCTATCTCCTGTACTTAAATCGTTATTACCTCCTTGATTGTGATAAACATTTACTTTAATTGCATCGCCAGCTGCTAAATCTGCAATGACATATGTGTTAGTAGTATTATAACCTTGTTCTGCAACAGCACTTTCAGATGCAGAAAGATCAGCAGCAGAGCCACCACTAGGTGTTTTTTGTAATTGCATTAAAAATCTAGCTGATTTCCAATTCTGCATTCCAAGTTGTGCATACAGAACATACTTTCCAGCTTTTCCAGATGGAACTGTAAAAACATTAGATGCAAAAGCATTATCAGTATCAAAAACTTCTGTTCCAAAAACAACTTGAGTATGTGTATTATTAGAAATTGTTTGACCACTAGCTGATTTAGCTAAAAAAGATGGTGTATTAGCACCACCAATACCAGATACAAAATTTGCTTTAGTCATTTTTCTTAATGCTGAAGCAGAGGCATCATGGATTAAAATAGTATCTCCATCTGCAATAGAAGTTTCTGCTGTGTGACCAG